TGTGTTCTGCCAACACAACCATCTCTAACTGATAGATACCATTCTGCATACCCATCCTGTGATTGATGATGGTCTCGCCAATGTAATGACTGCAATACGGTCTCTTCAGATCATTGTCATAATCTACCAGGATGCCGTGTCTGCCAACTGTGAGCACTTCTTTAAGGATTGTTTTGGTGAAGTGATTGGCTGTGGTACCATCTAAGTCTATGTCTTGTATGATTGAATTTAGTTCTTGTGGTCTCGTAAATGTGGCATCTCTTCTGAAAACTGATCCCACTAATGCTGAAAGTGTTCTTCTGGTTGCGTTGTAGAACTGTGCCCTATCTTTGTAATCTTGGTATTCGCTACGACTCAGACCACTCAAATGTGGTAAGAATGTTTCGTTCATGGATTTCACCGCTTCTTCTCCAGAAGTCACGGTTCTTGTCTTCAAAGCCTTGTCGGCCCATTGATTGTGTAAAGGGTGTGGTGTATTTGCTGGCATCTAATTCAATCCTTAATCATATTTATAGTTAATAGCCTTGTAGTGGAATCATCTTTGCCGTTTTTGGTCTATCTAACACTATGTATCTCAAAGTATCAGAATCATGATCCACCGCTTTGGTGTCCACGTCATCAAGGTTGTTGGTGTCTCTGGGCAGACCTGAAAGGTTCCTCCAAAGGTTCTGGCACTTGTTCATTATGACGAGACCCGCTTCTTCTGGGTGTTCTGGGTGTAGGGCGGCGAACTTGTTCCTGATCTGTTGCCATCCTATCTTCCTTGATCCTGGTGCCTTGTTGGATCTGGTCCATATCACGTTGTGTACTGCCATCTCTTCCGCTATCTTGCTGTCGCCGTCATATATGGAGTTATCTGCTGGTCCTGGTCTCACTGGCCTGTCAAAATGTCTCTCTTTCTCCGCTATGGCCTTGGCTATGTCGCTGGCTGACCATCTCAAACCTTCCGCTGGCTTGTTGGCCTTACAACCATACATTTCATCTGTGATTATGATCGTGCCTGGCTTGAATGTCCTCTGTTTGCCATCTATTGTGCAGGGTGTGTCATCTGCCACCGCATACCATAACACTGAAAATGGTGCTGAATAACCCCAGTCAAAACCTCTCTTCAATGTCCAATGCTCTGGTAATCTGAAATCTGATACTAAATTTTTTGCTGGATCCATGACATCAGAGAACATCTGTCCTGACGGTATGTTCCAATCTCCCTCCAACATGGCAGTGACCAATTCTGAATTGCCCATGGCCATGACCCTCTTCACATAATCAGGATCTTCCTTCATCATGTAGGGGTTGTCATATATCTTGGCTGGTAGATATTGTCTCAACAATCCACCTTCTTCTGCTGGCATTTTCACGATCCTGTTGTTGGGACAAAGATCAACCCAACCTTGTTTGAAAAAGTTGTGTGATATACCACCTGGATTTGAACTGACCATGATTTTAGGAAAATGTCCTTTCCATTTTTCTGGTACCCGGACACCGGTCATCCTGACCCTTGATCTCATAAACCTGTATTGTGCTTCTGTGAATGTTGTGCCTTCATCTAAAAGTAGGCAGTGGATTTCTGATCCTTGCCAACGGTACATATCTTGTTCCTGTTGTAAATGACTCAATGTTATGATAGATCCATTCCAGAACTTGAATGTGTTGTGTGCTGAATTGTATTTGACATAACCTGATGTCATCAATGGTTCCAATATGGAAAGATAACTGTGTGGTCCAACCAAGTGATTGACCCGCAGGTCAGGGAACGTACGTCTGAAAAGGAATATGTTGAGTCCTGGTACCTCCATGGCCCAGAGTATTGAGGCCCATCTCAGGAAGAAACTCTTTCCACTTCCAAAACTTCCTCCGCAAAGTATTTCTGTGGCTGGAGTATAGTACCACAACTTCTGATTGGGAGTGAATGATACTTTCAGTCCGTTAGTGCTTCTTGCTGTCTGCGATGTTTGTGTCATAATCCACTATCTCAAAATGAGGTTTGTCTTTCTTGTCCTTGTCGCCCTCAAAGTTGATAGTGACCTGTGGCACGTTGGCATCCGTGGTGTCCTCCGCTCGGAAGATGCCCAGGTGCTTGCCTAACAATTCAAGTGCCCTCAGTTTGTCTGACCACTTCATGCCTTTGCTGACTGGATCCTGTTCCATGGCCATCTGTGTGAGTTGCCCCAACACTGATTGGTTGTCTATCTTGGCCTTCTTGAGTGCTGAGTTGATGCCTTGGTTTATGGCATTTGAAACCAACACGTTCTGCATCAGTTTGGTGGCCATTGACTCTGAATATCCTGACTGCCTACAGGCCTCTGAGGCGTTGTAGGTCTGTAGATATATCTCAACGAATAATTTCTGTTTGGGATTCAATCTGGTCTGTTTTGGCATAATGTTATTTATTAACTCCTCATGTGTGTGGCTGTTGCGTCTATTGTAATGATCAACAACTCCGTTGTCAATCAACAAATCAACAAGTTGATTTGTGTTATCTATCAATCCGTATTTGGAACAAGTGATACAAGTGAGTAGAAACTTTCGCCAATAGGTCACCCTACACAGGTGAAGCAGTTTTTATAGACAGTATTCTGCTTTGGCTCTTTACCCTTACCATACTGCGTCGATTTTTAAGAACACTTTCAGGTGACTTTGTGTTCATAGCATCTGTCTATTGTTGTATCGCCAACACCAACGGTCTCCAGAGATTCGCTGTCGTATTATCTACCGTACTTCTCTATGTTTGTTGAGAGACTATGTTGCCTGTGTGATTGCCTTTGTAGTGCCTATGTTTGCCATTCAATGATATTTATACAATATCTTAATTTAACATAGGAAACGAGATTGTGTCAACGGAAAAGATGGGTGGAAGGACTATGGCATGTCTTAGGTCTCAACTACAAATAAAAAGGATATAATGAGAACCTTCCACCCATAGATATTTATATACTATAAATACACTTGATGTCAATACATTTCTGACATAGTACACTGTAACCCGTATTGGCATCTCCTATTGTAGATAGTGAGCCGTCCTTGCTCCCAACCAGTATAACGGGGCGGCTCATTTTTTATTTGACACACGCGATAGAAACTATTATAATATAAACATGAATGAAAAAGATATAAAATCAATAAAGAGCATAATCCAAGATATGAGGCAACGTATTGAGAGCCTTGAGATGACGATCATCAAGATGCAACAATCAGGCAAGTTTGAGCCAGATGATCCCAGGTTTGAGAAACTTGAAAAGAATATCTGGGATATGACTCAACACATGACTAACCTAAGCATCATGGCAGGTGACAGACCTTACAAGTTGGAACACCCCAGTTTAGATAGTCCCAAGAGAAAGAAATAGGCATGACTTACAGATACACAACATACCAGGCAGGAGAAAATGTCTGGTGTAAGGCTGATGATCAGCAATACCAGAAAAAAATGATACATGAGAGAATGAGGATATTCAGCAGGCTCATGGAACTGGACAGCAAAGGCAAACCAGTGTTCAAAGCACCAATCAAGTATTGGGATGAACACAGGCAGACATGGAGGCCCAAGAAGAACAACTACAACAAGGTAGTCAAGAAAACTTTCAGGATCCATGATTTCATCAACACCAAGAGCAACAGGTTGTCCAACGATGGCAACAACGGCTATCCAAAGATGTGGTCGCAGACACCAAAAAATTTCCTGGCAGGACAGGAAGGCAAGTTCGCTGACATAATATCCAACCCAGACAAGAACAACCTGAGTCCGGTACAGATAAAATTGTATAACCTGTGTGCCACACTGATCCAGCAGAAATTCATGGACGTGATACACGAAAAAGTCTGGTGCCCCAACGGCGAAGACTATGACATAGCCAATGACTACGGAGTACAGGCGGAGTGGTTCCTGGACCTGGTGGCATCAATGAAGATACAATCAGAGAATCTCACCCTCAAAGAACAGAAACAGAGAGACCAACAGGCCGTATCACAATCTCATGTGATACAATCAATAGCATAGAAGGACATTAGGGATCCCTGGGATCCCTTGAGCCCCTTT